CACGCTTTGGGACATCAAATAAAACCTGACATCCATATTGGCGCGGGCAATCCATGTATCATCGTCAGGTGCATCTAAAATGATGATGTCACCCGCTCTAATGATAGACATGTTCGCATTACGGAACGCTTCAAGCACTGACGGCGCAGACAAACTCGCCTGCACGCGGCTCATTATAAATCGAGGATGAGCTGACGGATCAAGCGACGTTGGGGGCTCAGCAAAAATCTGGCAAGAAACCACCAACTCGCGCAATCCTTCAATATTCAGCGCAACTTCTTGGCCCAAGGGCTTACTTAAATCGGTTGTCCACTTGACTTCATCTTGTGGAGCGACCATAAGAGGCCCTGAAATTACGCTAAGGACTCCAAACGGGTATGGCTCCTCCGGGGAATCTTGATTCCCCCAGACAACACTTACTCCCGATTGCTCGGTAAACCAGTCGTAGATTGTGTCTTCGATGGTCTGCCAATTTAAAGGATCAGGTATTTGCGCCATTAGCCCTGACCCTCAGCTACACAAATCGCTTTGTAAAACTCGCCGTGCTCCTGCCAATCCTCGGATACCGCGACCTCGTAAGTGACTCCCTTGTAAACGACCTTATCGGCCGACACTTTACCGGCGACATCGGTCGTTTTGAGTTGCTCGCGACTGTAAATCTTTACCGTATTTTTCGTCCTGATATCCTCTGGCAAAAGCTGACGCTCCTTGCCGGACATAGGCTGGATCGATACGGTTTGGGTTACAGTCGTGGTCGCCCCGGCAGTAAATCGACCTTTCGTATATGTTCCAGCTGAGCCCTTGATCACGCTCACTGTCGCATTTTTGAAATTCTTGATTATGCTGCCAATGGCGGTCATGGGATCTCCACTTTGACGCTGATAGACCCCTTGAGCTGACCAAAATTGATGAGTGGTGTTGTGCCTCCACGTTTTCGTTTAAGTGTAGACGGCGCATTTGGTGGCGGAATACCTGCATCAATCTTGCGAATCACATCCGTGCGATGTGCCTCGCCAGGAATCGCAAACGCCGCTTCTGGATCAATCTTTTCAAAGATGACACGGTCCGCGGCGTTACTCATCAATTTCTCATACTTGCGCTTGTTTTCATCAAATGTAGACCGCATGAAAGAACGCTGAGGAATGCGTCCATTTCTCGTACCAAACTCGTGCACAGTTGCGATCTCGACGTTGTTGAGCTTGGCCTTGGGCTTTTTATCCTCAGACGCCTTCGGGCCTTGGATCCCAATATCGACAGTAACGCCTGCACGGGACAGTTTCCGCCACAATCTACTGATGCGCTTATAACCGAGGTCTCGGTCTATAACTTTACCGGTAGCCATAACGAAAATAATCCTCAGAACGGCCATCCCTTGGCGTGCCAGGAGCGTCATCCATGCCACGCGAAAACGACAGCTGTACTGCATCTGTGTCTTGTGTGAGCGCTCTTTTGCCGGATATCGTGCGACCACCAAAAAATGGCAGTGAATTGGTGGCTGCAAGATTACGCAACCATTTGGCCCTTGAAAGCCAATTGTCGGTAACCTTGCCGCCACTTCTACTCAGGTCCCCCACCTTTTCGTCGACGCTGACATTGAACTTGCTACCTATCGATTCGCACACGGTAGCGGCTGCCAAATAAATCGACGATTGAACCGACAGCACCCAAATAATCTCCTCATCAGACGAGAGTTGATTGTTGATGTCTGTATCACCCACAAAGAACCGCACTTGGTCCTTCGAGCTGGTGGAGGGATCACCTGAGTAGCTCCAAGTCATGCCGTAGCTCCCGCCATTTCTGGCTGGACCTTCGGCGGCCGACCGCGCTTAGCAACTGACTCCTCGACCCATCGCATATCCACAAGTCTCCTTCGGACCTTTTCGGAGTATGTTTCAAAGTCAGGAACCACATCACCAGCCATGAGTTCCACATTACCAGGCAGCTTCATCCTGCGTTTTGCAATAAAAGCCATTAGCTCACCACCGACTCGAAAAAGATGCCCAAGTCACTAGCTACGAGTTTTTGATCGTAGGCCATCTCGACTTCGACTCGATCTGACTCCAAGTGTTCCATACGAAAACGCTTCACGCGCTGCCCAGAAGAACCGGCGCCAAAAAAATCACTCCAGCTAAACGTATATCCAGCTGACGGCACCTGAATGCTTGGAGCAGGCGCCGCATAACAAAGCAGCGCATGCTTGCCGAGGATGAACGAAAATGCGTCTGTCGCGCCTTCGACTGCGGTATTTTCGATGGCTCCTGCCACCAACACTTTCGGAATACCGAGAACCGCAGCTACCAAATCCTCTGTAACAATACCGCGTTGCGAATATTTGATCCGCTCGATGAACTCGGGATGATCTTGCAATGCTTCCCAAACACGAGAGCCGAACACAATTGTGTTTGGCTTAAACCCGGTGTTCTCGTGAATTTGAAAAACTCGGGCTCGGATATCTTCGATGGGTGTAGATACTGATGTATCCCAAAGAGCAGAAGGCGTTACATCTTCGGACCAAACGGACGGAATAAAATTGTTCGCGGCCCAATCTTTGTCCTTTTTGATTAACATTTGCTGCATCAGGAAATTGGTGGCATCCCGGTCCATGTCTAAAGGCTGATCTGCATTTATCCGTTCTTGATCTGCAACATCTTTATGGAGTGCATTAACTATGGCACGGTAGTTGCCAGTCGAAACGTTGTATCCGCTACCAGCTGACTCAGTTCCTGGGGCACGCTCTTGCGCTTCAGATCTAAACCAATCGCCTCTATCATACTGAAAATAGAGATCGCTCTTGCTTTTCACGGGAACATTCGGAAAAACCTGATCAGCAATAAATTGATTCTGTTGCTGCATGTACAGAATCGCTACATTAGTTAGCGGCCTGTTAACATGAACATCACTAAGAGTAGGCTGTGGCATCTTTAATCTCCTTTATTAGGGCAACTCGCCAATCGGCAGCAGCAAAACGGAAATTACTTCTCCGTCCGCAGCAGCCGCAGTTATGGCTTTACCAGCAGCATGCGTACCGGACAGGGCAGGGATGGCTTTGCCAGCGGCGTCGGACTGAACAAGATCACCGACCGAGACAGCCGCCCCAGCTTCAACCTTGCTCACGCCATCAAAAGCCAAAGCCCCAGCAACGCCGGCAGCATCCGGTTTGTCTTGCAACACCCCATCAACTGGGTCACCAGCACCAGCAGGGATTGCCAACCGGCCGCTAGAGTTTATGATCATGAAAAAGAACTGACTCGACGAAAGGTCACTGCCAGCAGGGATAGTTAGTCCGCGAAATAAGCTTTCGAAAGCCATTGTTAAACTCCCTTCCCTTCACCGTATTGGCGTGGGTTCTCATTAGTATATTCGGCGTACAAGCTTGGATTCTGCTTCATTACAAAATCAATGGCAGCCGCCTTAGACAAAGGCTTGTCACTCTTCTGCACAAGAGAATCAGCCATCTGCTCGATCTTGCTCCAAGCATTTCCGCCAGAACTGCCACTGGCAGAAGTTCCAATCTCTTGAAACACATCAGCATTCTTGATGGTCTCATTGGCAGACTTTAAAACTTCTTCCATCTTGGCGGCGACTTCGGGATTGGCCTCATGCAAAGACTTCAAAATGACGCCCAACTCTTTGGAGTCAGCCTTCAATTCACCATACTCAGACGCTGCCTTCGCGATAAATTCCTTCTGCAATCTTTCATCACGCTCGGCTTTCAATACTTCTTCTAGCTTTGCGGCTTTTTCGACTGCTTCCTTATGAGACTTCCAAAGCTGCTGAACTTCTGTCCGCATCTCCTCTGGCAAATCTTCAAGAGATTTCTCAGCCATAGTTTTTCCCTTCGCATCCTTATCCTCGTCAGCCTGTGCTTTCTTAGGAACAACGGATGTGTCAGTATTTTTGTCTTCTGATTTCTTCTTAGCCGCATCAGGACACAACTTATCCTGCTTTTTAGGCTCATCGACTCCAGCCATAGCGCCTAGTTTCCCCAGGATTTCAGACATTCCGGGTTCGTCTTTAAACGCCGACGCCAGTCGAACTATGCCTTTGGCAGCCGCCAACGCTTTGTCAGACAATGCTGCTTTGATGATCTCAGCTGGATTTGGCTCCTGCTCGATAGGCGTCTCAATAACGGCTTTCAGGATTTCAATCGCTTCTGATTTGTCCGCCATACTGCCTTCCTCCGATTTGGTAATCGCAAATTTCTTTCGATTGGCGCCCCGACGCACGAGTGAAACTCCAATCGTGTCTAGATCAGTGAGTGTATGGATAGACTCCGCCACAGCACATCTCCTGCATGTTAGCGGGCTTGCTTTTTAAAACTGGATCAGCTGTACCCTAGATTTAATGCCTGTCTGGTGGGTCGCTTTTGGTTGGATCAGCTATAACCCTGATTAT